AGAAAAATAAAAGATAAGAAAAATAAGTACATAGAAAGACGCTACCGCAACTTTGTTAGTTATGGGAAAAAAAGAAAACAGTGTAGTAGGTGTGCGACTTAAAGGACTCGGAAACGCAATAGTGCCACAGTGTGCGTATGAAATATTTAAATACATTTCCCGCAAAAATGCTTAAATCGTTAATAAGGTGGTGGTAGCAGCCGTGCGGGTAAGAATTAATTAATGAAAAGTTTTATCGCAATCTACCTGGTAATAATAGCCTTGTTTATAGGTTGGCTATTATGTGTGATAATCCAAATACGAAAGGATAGGAATAATGGCAAAAAAGAGAAGGCCAGTTTATAAGTTAAAAGACGGCTCAAAAGTAAAAAGTGTAACTACACTCATTGGATCGCAACTAGGTTGGAATAAACAAGCGCTGCTTAATTGGACCAGGAGAATGTGCCTTGAAGGTATAGACGACAAAGAAGAGTTGAGAGAAGCAGGTCAAATCGGCACGCTAGTTCATTTACTTATTGAAGGACATCAGAAAGGACTGGACATTGATACGCGCGACTTTACCCGCAACCAAACTGAGCAAGCTATGGTTGCGTTTAGTGGTTATTTAGAGTGGGCCGAGAAAGTCAAATTCAAGCCACATAAGAGCGAAATGCAACTGGTAGATGAATCCTGGCGCGTTGGTGGCACGGCAGATTGTATAGGCTCAATCGGTGATGATTTGATTATGCTAGACTGGAAGACAAGTAAGTATCTGTATAAAGAACATAAGATCCAGTTAGGTGCATATATAAAGATGTTTGAGAAGCAGTATCCGAAAGCTACTAAGGAAGCTCGCGAGAAAAAAGGACTCAAGCCGATGTATGGTATGGTACTCAGATTTGAGAAAGAAGAACTAAAGTTTCATCAGCATATAATAAAAAGAGAAAAAATAGAAGCAGGTATTAAAGCATTTGACAATATTGTAAATCTTTCCCGCTTGCAAGATGAACTTTGATCAATTAAACCGTAATGGCACGCGAGCAAAGTGTCCATCGGATCCGCCTGCGGAGTGTGTACAATCTGAGAAGAACGATTACTGCATATCAGTTAATGCAGACTTTGCTCACTGCCATCGGTGCAAAAAGAATTGGTTTACAGAAGATAACAAAATTGTAAGCGATGAAGTAAAGCTGCGAATACGCACTAAGATGTTTGAGCGCCTGGATGAGTCTGGTTACGATGAAGCGCGGGTACGTTTTTTGGATCATTACGAACAAATATTTAAAGAGATGCGACTACCTTGGAATGAAAATGCGCTCGATTATGATGTAGGCATTAGGCGCGACAAGGATCAGAAGTTGCAACTGGTATTTAAAATTACTGAAGATCACGTCAAGTATCACAAAGGCATACAGTTTGGCGATGCAGAGTGTAAGGTCTTTCCTATCCTTAACTCCCAACACACACCTACCTTGCTGCTCTGTGAAGGCGAAAAAGACGCTATAACCGCAAACTGTCATGGTGTGCCTGCTATCACTTTCACCAGTGGTGCAGGCGCACTGCCTAAAAATTTAGCGGTACTGGATAAATATAAAGATATTGTGATCTGTTTTGATAATGACAATGCAGGAAGAGAAGGAGCTGAGAAAGTTGCCAAAGCGCTCTATAAAAAAGACCGTGTGGTTAAAATTATAAAGTGGGGAAGTGAATATCCGAATCAGTATGATTTAACAGACTATTTTGCTGATGGCCACAGTGCGAGTGACCTTATGACACTAATGGATTCGGCTCAAGTGTTTGGTGCAGATGAGTTAGGCGCTGCGAAAGTGTTTACGGCTGATGATTTCTTAGCACGCGATCTACCGCCAGTACAATATATATGCGATGAGATTTTGCTTGAAAGTGGGACCACTGGAATCAGTGGAATGAGTAATGTCGGTAAAAGTGTGTTAGCGCTTCAGCTTGGTGTGAGTATTGCAATGGGAGTGCCGTTCATGGGCCAGTTTGTGATACATAAGCCAAGGAAGGTATTGTTTGTGCAGTTTGAGATGTTGGATCAGATGATGCAAGAACGACTTGATAAGCAGATGCGTTACCTGGTAGAAGAATATCCGACGTGTCGCGAGTACTTAAACAAAAACTTTAAGATAGCTAGTTTTGATGAGCATAAGTTATTTAGCGATGCGTATGTTACTATTGAAAAGAATTTAATGACTGGTGATTATGATGTGTTGGTGATTGACAATTTATATACAAGTTCTGATATTGCTATGGATAAAAATGATAAGCTGCAAGAATTGTTGAGCAGGATTACAGAGTTAAAGTTACGCTATAAGATAGCTATGGTTATGGTATCGCATCATAAGAAGATGGCCGAGAAGCAACCACTGGATCATTTTATGGTGTATGGTGGCAGCACTTACGTTAATTGGCTAGATAATCTGGTGCAGGTGGCCAATACTGGTAAGCATAAAGATCTGAAAGTGTTTAAGATTACTAAGACCAGGACGGCTAGTGATTATCACGATGTAGCGCTTGGGATTAAGTTTGATGGTACTAAAGATACACTGGCGCTGAAATATATAAAGCCATTGCCGAAGAATGAGAGTTTCTGGTATTTGGATAGTGAGGAGTCACCGGAAACCAGGTTGCTAGATGCTATTCAAACTGATGGAGATAATTTCTCGCGGTCCCAGTTTGCGGAAGCTCTTAAAAGTGAAATGAATTTGAGTAGTAACAATGCGGTTTCAAACTGGATTGATAAGTTGGAAGATCAAGGTTTAATTGGCAAGTTAAGGCATGGTGAATATTTTATTAAGCGCAGTGAAATTGATGATTTTTTATAGGTGTTCGCAAAAAGAGAATATGGGGAATTTGGAGAATTTGTTCGCAAAACTGCAAAATAGCGGACGATGAGAATATGGAGAATATGGGGAATATGGGGAATTTGTTCGCAAAACTAGGCAGTGCAAATTCTCATTGGTATGCTAAAAGAGAATATGTTCGCAGTGAGTTTATAGAGGAGAGAGAGAGTGAAATTCTCCATATTCTCCATATTCCCATTCCTCTCACTGCCAGTGATTATGAGTGAATTTTGTAAATACTCAAAAAACGCTGATAAGTTGTGCGCGTTCGCAAGAAAGTATGATGACGAGCTTGAATGTGGCGCAATTTTGAACTGGTTTGATGATCTTAGAGTTAAGAATTTAGATGGTTGTTTTATGCGTTGGCACATCCGAAAGAAACTAGCCTGGACAAACAAAATGAAAAAAAAATTTACCCGCCAGTAATATATATAAAAAAAAATACCCGGTGGCATATAATATAAAGAATTTGGAGTTGCGCGCTAAATTTTGCAAAAAATTAGTTAAAAAAAATGTTCAAAATGTGACAATGAGTAAAATTTGATAATTGAAGCAAGGCCAAAAACTTGGTAAAGATAGGACCAAAAAACGCGTTAAAATCTCGCAAAAAACGCGGTAAAAAGTGGTGTAAGTGAAATTGGTATTAAGCAAAAAAAAACCCGCATTTTTGCGGGTTTTTAGTGTGGTGTTAGTTAATTAGTGCGGTGTAATAATCATTATATCACCAAAATATTTTTTCCAGGATCCATTGACAAGTTTTCTATTAAAGAATGGGAATTGTCTTTTGATTTCTTTTGCAATGTCTAAAGCAGTGTCGCCAATCGCGGTAAAATAATGCTCATTATCATTGTCAAAATCAAAAAAACTAATCTTATAACTTGTCCAACCTTCGGCTTTTTCTTTGAGAGGTGTATGATTATAAACACCCTCTGCGTACAAATGATACGTATGAGCTTTGTATCCTTTGTCAAAAATTTTCAGATCAAAGCAAATTACACTATGATTATTGTTTAATCTAATAGCGGTAATTTTTTTTGCTATTTCTTTATTATTCATAGTATTGTCTATCCTTAATTAGTTAGTGTTTCTACCTAAAAAACCCGCTATATGAGCAGGTTTTTTAGTTTGGTGTTGTGTTAGTTTAACTATTCAAGTATGAGTCTATCTCGCTTTGATTTGATCTGATAATGCTAAAAACTTCATCTATAGTTTCTACAAATATCATTAAACCATCATTTGCACTACAATAACTGTTATAAATACAATACGTGTTAAACTCTTCATTTTCGATATTGTCATTGTTTGAATTTGGAAAATGTATGGTGAATGTTTTTTCTTCATCATGAGACATCATAGTATATGATGGAGTACAATCGTTACTATATGAACTATCTAAAAAGCCAAAACTTTCAAAAACGTGATTATTTATATCATAGTTATTTACATATTCTTTTGAATCTTTGAATACTACTTTCATATGATTTATATATTCTTTCCAATCATTATTATTCATAGTGTTGTCTATCCTTTTTTATTTGTTAGTTCATCACCTAAAATTGTAAATACTAATATAATACTTACAATTAAATAGATGATATATTTTATTATTATGTTCATTTAGGCGGCCAATTGCATTTTAGCGGCTTTATGTATCACAAAACCGCTTTGATCTTTTTTAGCCGGTCCCTTAGCGCTTAAACCGACTATGATATTTTCCGGGTCTAAAAAACGTAGATCGTGTTTATCGCCGTTTATTACTTTACGGCCTAAATATGTTTTTGGTAATTCGCCACTAAACACGGCGGCTACATTTAAACCGCGGTCAATAGCTTTTAATACGTTTTTCTGGTTATTTTCCGCGCGGCTAAATGTTAAATGATAGTTAGCCGGTAAATTTTTGCGGTTAATTATTTTAGTATAATCATAAAATGTAATATCCGGGTATTGCTCGAAAATACCGTATAATTCCCAGCGAATATCACTAGTACCATTTAATCTAAAAACCGGCTTTAAATCGCGCTTAATCGCCCAATTTATATTAAGTTTTATTTCATGATGCAATTTATCTAAGAATGCGCCGCGCTCTTTATAAAAAAATCGCGTCCTATTTATACGCGCCTGCTGCACATTGTTAAAACGGCCGCGGCCTGCTTTGTATAAGCATGATTTAATGCAGCCGGTAGTCGCCGCGGCGCAACTATTAAACCCGCTTATTTTCCACGGCGCTAAATACATTATAAAATTGGCAAATCCATAATATAACGATTTAATTGTTTTCGGGCTTGCGTGTGGTCTTGTTATTAGTTTAGTGGTGTTTTTCATGATTGTCTATCCTTTTTTTTAATGTGGTGTTTACACCCAAAAAACCCGCTATATGAGCAGGTTTTTTGGTGTGGTGTCGGTTATTATTTAAACCGTTTTAAATCACTTTTTTTTGCGCTATTTATTGTAGATCGTAAAATAATATTGTTATCATTGCAAAAGCGTGTAATACTGAAATAGCTTTTTGCAACCGGTGTAAGTTTCTGTATTTCTTTTAAAGCGATATATTCGTATTGGTTGCCGTATCCATATTGATATTTTAATATGATTGTTGATTGATCTTTAAACCCGTAGTTAAGAATTATTTCACCGGCAAAATAGCTATTGCCGTTTACCTTGTCGAAGTATTCAAGTGCGATAATGTCAATTGTTTTAAGATTTTTAGTTTTCATAGTGTTGTCTATCCTTTATATATGTTAATTGTTTACAGTCAGAAAATACAACTAAAATGTCTCATATGCTACAAAAAAGCGAACACCTAATAAATAGCTTGCTAGTGTGTGATGAATCAAAAATGTAGATAGCGGACTTTATCGCGATGTGTTGACATGGTGTTGACATCTCCGAAAATCTCCGACGGTAGGCCGTGGAATAAATAACCACATCGTTTTAAATCCTGGGTACACCAAGGCAGCATTTTGGCTTGGTAGGTAGTGCGTCTCAGAAAAATTTTACCATTTTGCGAACACTAACAATTGTGTATATTCTGTCGCATATGACAACTGCTTGGCATAACTTAAGTGATGCGGATGCCGACTTGTTGGAAGACGCAATAGACCAGTCCACAGAGTTCAAAGAAAAACTGGCAATCTTCCAAAGCGGTCTAATTCCAACCGAGATGCGATGGCTTCAGCTCTCCGCACATCACATTTATGACCAGTTGTCAGAACGCGAAAGAATTGTATTTAAAATGCGCACAAACCAACACACATTCCCATCCATAGCTACCAAACTGGACATTAGCGCATCAAGCGCTAAAACTTACTGGCGACGCGCACTAAACAAGTGTTGTCAACTAACTGACTTTATATAGATGGCTAAACCAAAATTAATAGATCCAAAGAAAGTACGAATGCTTGCCAGTTTCGGCTGCACTCATGTAGAAATAGGCAAATACTTCCAGGTGGATGAATCCACGATCCGCAAGCGCTACACCAAAGAGTACGAAGCGGGTAAATCTGAGATGCTTCTCAACCTACGCAAAGCACAATGGAAGAACGCATTGGAGATGGGATCTAATGCACTACTTATCTTTCTTGGTAAAAATTACTTAGGTCAAACTGACAAGAATCAGCTAGACTTAGTCGGCAACCTGGAGAACGTCTTAAAAGAAGCAGGATTTGAAGGTAAAGCAGATAGTGAACCGGAGAAAGCTCTGGAAGATCTTGGGGTACAACCCAACGCCACAACAGTGGGCCATTCATAGCGTAGGACCACTTACCAAAGACGCAAAGCGCTTCAGAGTTGTCTGCATGGGTAGACGTAGCGGTAAAAGCTACATGGCAGCTTATGAAATCATACCTTGGTTACTCACACCAAATACCAGAGGTTGGATCGTGGGACCAAACTACAACTTAGCGCAGAAAATAGCTCGCGAAGTTAAGCGCATTATAATGACTGATCTCAAACTACCAATTGATAGCAAGAAAGAGATTAGTGGAGACTTGTATTACATGAAGATGGCAGGATTGAACAGTGAATTAGCCGTCAAAAGTGCAGACGCACCAGACTCACTGATAGGCGATGGAGTTGATTATTTGGTCATTGATGAGATGGCCTTAATACCAAAAAATACTTATGAGATGTATCTCAGACCTACACTGTCAGATCGTGGTGGATGGGCGCTATTTTGCTCCACACCGCGTGGATTTAACTACTTTAGCAAGCTATTCGATAGAGGACAAGATGAGAAATATCCAGAGTGGGAATCATGGCAGTTTCCATCAACACTTTCACCATTTTTTAAGGATGACTTAGATGAACTTAGAAAAACACTCACTGATGAAACGGTGCGCCAGGAAATTCTTGCGGAGTTTGTCAGCTTTGCAGGACGCGTTTACCCGTTTGATAGATTTCAAAACATCAAAAACGATCTCAGATTCGATCCGTCTCTACCCACATACGCAGGTATTGATTTCGGCTTCAGAGCATCACACTGTTCAATATTCCAGATCAAACACAACCCATCCGGAATTGCAGATGTCTATCAAATTGACGAAGTAGCGATGAAAAATACCAAAACTGAAGATTTTGCGCGTAAGATCAAATCTTTAGGCTACAACTTTCACGGTATGTTCTGCGATCCTGCCGGTGCGGGTGTGTCACTTCAAAGCGGTGTCAGTGATATATTCGTCTTTAAGCAGCAAGGTATGATTCTTAAATATAAGAAGGACGCTATTACGCGCAATGTAGTAGCGGGTGTTGGCCACGTTAGACGTTGGTTTGAAGATGCAAATGGTGATCCGCACCTATTTGTGTCACCTAAATGCGTAGAAAGTATCCAGGCATATGAAAATTATCGCTATCCAGAGCATAGAAATGAGCAGCAGTTAAAAGAGATGCCACTGAAAGATGGACGCTTTTGTCACGCAAACGATGCTTTGCGTTTTGCCTTGGTAAATCTCTTTCCAATGCGCTCTAGGATGGCAGGAGTAATTGATTATGTGTAAACTATTTAACCATTATGTAGAATGCTGACTATTCCGGACTTGTCACAAGAAGCGGTTACATCCGCACTTAAAAGAAAATTACGTTACATCGAGGACGAAAGAACTAAAGAGCGTGATTATCTTATGGATTTCTATGAAGGAATCAATATTGAAGATTATGTAGGTAATTATTTCGGACCAGAAACTTTACGTCAAGCAGTGATTCCGGTGAATAATCTGACAAGACGCGTATGCTCACTTAGAGCGATGACGTACAAGAAACCGCCTAGACTCCGAGTAAATGAGAACTACACTAATTATGTCGATATGTATTCACTTAACGCGCAGAGAAGACTACTTGAGCGTTTAACATTTTTATTAGGCACTATGGCATTTCGCAGTAAGTGGAACGAGCTTACGCAAAAGATTGAATATGAGATTATTTCGCACTTTGAGCCTATCTTTCTAGCAGGTGATCCTGCAAATAAACCAATCGGTATCTGCTATCCAGTAGAATACCAGGCAAATGCGCGCATACAAGATCCAGTTCATGCCGTTTGGACTGAAGCGAGAGATGGTCAACCAGGTCAGCATTATTTATTAGATGAAAATGGCAGAATGATACAAGCCAATGAATCTAATCTAAATCCATACGATATTTTGCCGTTTACTTTTACTCATCGCTACCCGCCAATACGAGATTTTTACGTTGGCAATGCAATAGATATTGCGCAAACAGATTTAGCCGTCAATGTGGCCTTACTTGAACTCAGCATTGCAATCAAGTATGGTGCTATGGGTATTAAGTTTGTTTCTGGAGTTGATGACGCAAGTCGCATCACTATCGGCACTGATAAAATCTTATATCTTCCAGATGGTGCAAATTTCGGTGTTACAAATAGTGGTGGTTCACTAAGCGAGATTATAGAAGGCACAAGATTCTTAGTAGAGTCTACACTAAATAACAACCATATTAGAGCAAAGTATGCTCGCAATGATTCTGGAAATGCACCTAGTGCTGCTAGTCTTGCAATCATTGAAATGGAAAACATTGACGAGCGCTCTGCAATGACTGAAGATACCTGGAGACCTTGGGAACATCGCAGATATGAGATTGATCGTAAAATTATACAAGTAGAAGCTAGAACTGACCTTGGTGAGGACTATAGTGTTGATTTCTTAGAGCCAAACTACGCAATGACACCGGAAAGTGAAGTAATGTTATGGGATTGGCGCTTTTCAAGAGGTCTTGCATCACCACAAGACTGGTTTGATTATCATAATCCCGATGCCAGTGAAGAAGACAAACAAAAATTTGCTAATCTGCAAGCAGAAAATGCAGAACAAGATAAGCCTAAAAACAAACTATTAAATATTTTAGCTAATGGCACAAATTGATGATGCCATCAATGCTTATCAAAGTAGCCTGGATAATGCAACTACGCAATTTGTATCAGATACAAAGGAGTTAGAAGATGACGGTTTATCAGTGGAAGAGATACTACTTATTCTCGCTGCGATTGACTTTACGTCCTATTTTGTTGAAGAGTTGGGCATCTCTGCCGGAATCAACTCCTACATGGCTACAACGGAAACTCTTCTTGCTGATTTGCCGTTTTTTGGGGTTGCAACAGAAACACAACTTGTGGCTCTCCAGAATATACAACGCTCAAACATAGAAGGACTTTCAAGAACTGTGGCAAGTAGTATGCGTGCATCAATGGCACAAGGAATTGCAAATCGTTTAGATAGATTTGAAATGGAAGATTTAATTAAAGCAAATTTACGCACTCAAGTGCCAAGAATAGATAATGTCATTGGTACTCAGCTCGCAAACTATCAGCAAAGTGTCATTGCAACGATGGGAGCAGACTTACCAGATGACACAAAGTATAATTATTCTGGTCCCAGAGATAAAAAGAATCGTCCAGTGTGCCGTCAATATTTAGATAGTCAGCCACTAACTAAGAATGAGATAAAAGTCATCAAGAGCGATGGTTTTTCAGCGCGTGGCGGTGTGAATTGCAGACATTTATGGTTGCCTACTGATGTTTAATTTTAGAAAAATATTAGAATTTACAAGCAGTGACCTAAAGTCATATGGTAAGTCAATTACTGCAATACATAAAAAACAAATTGTTAAAGGCATTGACGCAGATGGCGAGTCTTTTACAAAGTACAGTAAGGTCTATCGTAAGCAGAAAAAAGACAAAGCATTTAAAGATCAAGGTCAGATCAGCACACAGATTAATCCAGTAAATCTTACTCTTACTGGCAAACTCTTAAAGCATTTTCGTTTTTTATCCAGTGCGGTTAAAGGCGAAATATCAATTAAATATGGATTTCAAAGCGACAGAATTGCTAAAGATCGTGGAATGAATGATGATTCGCGCATGACGGCATTAGTACACGGCAAGAAAACAAAACGTGTCATCGCTTCTAGTAATAAACTAGGACCAGATGTTGAAGAAGCAGTCGGTCACATTTTTGCTAAGCAAGTTGCTAAAAACTTGCAAAAACATTTGAAAAAACGAACCGTTGTCTACAGAGTGTAGAAAGGAGACAGTTCATGGATGAACAAAAAAAGGTGCAGGACGCACCGCAGGAAGAGCAACCTCAAAAGGCTCAAGAGATGGCTACTGATAGCCAGGATCAGCCAACACAAGGCGATGTTGGAGAACTGATTGCTGAAAGCAAGAAATATCGCCAGAGAAGTCAGAAAGCAGAAGCCGAGCTTGCCAAACTGCAAAAGCAGGTTGAGGAAACTCGTCAAAAGCAAATGGAAGAGCAAAATCAATGGCAGCAACTCGCTGAAGAGCGTGCAGCTAAAATTGCAGAGCTTGAGCCAATTGTAGTGTCTGCAAAAGAGCAAGAGGACGCTATGCGTGCCGAGCTTTTAAAGGACTTTGATGAAGAAGATCGTGCTACTTTTAGTGATTTATCACTTCCAAAATTAAAAGTAGTTCGCGATAAATTATTTAATAATAGTTCCAAGGTAGCCGTAGATAATTCATCGCCTAGTTCAAATGGCGGTTATAGTTCTGCGTTAGACTTTGTATTGAACGATCCAGAAGGTTATGAGAAGTCTAAAAAGACAAACACATTTGGAAAGTTCGGTAACATATTTAGTCCAAATCGTGGCGACAGTTAACGGTAAAAAAGACAAAGTCTTTGGTGTAGACCACGATCCTAGTGATCGCTTAAAGATGACTACTGACAAGGAAGGTTATCCAATTGCGACGCGCGATGGTAAGCCTATTAGTGCCGTTGACTTTGTTGACCAGACGCAGGAAAACGTAGAACGTATTGCGCGAGGAAAAAAACCGAGTTCACTTGGTGTTTTCTCTGGCTTTGGTCCTGGAACTTTAAAAAAACCATATAAGGAATAAAAATGGCCGTAACACAAAAATCATCTTTCGCCAATTATCAAGTAACCGCGTCAGATCACATTCTACCAGATGTCATAATGGCATTCACTAAAGCCAATGTCATGGCTCCTCTTGTGAACAGTGCAATCGCTCCGCAAGGCGCTGCATCTGTTACTTTTGTAGACATGACTGCTAAAGCAAGTTCTGATGTAACTGCACTTTCTGAAGGATCAGAAAGATCATCTATTGCCGTTGCAACTGGTGCGCATGAATGTATAATCGCTAATCACGTTGTTCGTACTGACATAACTGATTTAGCTATGCTTGCAGCACCGTATGATCTTGGTGGCAACATTGCCGACAACCTTGGTCACGCTGCATCGCTTAAAGTTGATGATCTATTGACAGATCTATTTAGTGGCTTTTCTCAAACTTCTGGCTCCGCAGGATCTGCATTGACTTTAGATCAGTTTTTTGATGCTGCTCGTCAGCTTCATGCGGCAGGCGCACCAATGCCGTTCAACTTTGTTGGAAATTCCAAGCAAATTTGGGGCGCAAAAGGTATTCAAGGACTTCTTATTGCTACTTCTAGTGGTACGTTTGCAGATAATCCAGTTTCTTCTGAAATGCTTGCTAATGGATACGTTGGAAAGTTGGCCGGAGTAGATATTTACTTTAGTCAAGAAGTCACCGAAGACGGCAACAATGATTGTCCTGCGGGTATGTTCTCCAAGAATGCTCTTGGACTTGGAATATCATCTGCCGGTTTAATCAATGTTGAGACTGAGCGCGACGCGTCATATCAGCACACTGAGTATGTAGTATCACTCAAGTGCGGTGTGATTGAAGTGCAAGACTCTTTTGGTGTTTATATGTTAACTGACGTTTCTTAAAGAAACATCACTACTATCCTGGGGATCGTTATGGTCCCCAGGTAACTAGAGGAAAAAATGAGATACTTTAAAAAACCAACTGGTAAGATCGTTACATACGATCCCCAGACACACGACATTGATAGTTTTGAAGAACGATTTATTGAGTGTGATATAAATGGTAAGCCAAAACCGAAACCAAAACCTAAGAAGAAAGAAGATAAGTAATGGCTAAAAGCATCAATGATTCTTTTAAAGAATACTGGCTAGACATAGCCGGTACTACAGATGCAAAGAATTTTAATGATGCTATGCGCGCAGGTTTAACCGCAGCAGGTTACTCTGGTGGTTTAGGTAAAATGCTGAAAGCATGGGCGGTGGATCAAGGTGGTAGCGATGTGTCAATTAATGGCGCACTTAAACTTGCATTTTCAGACATGGTAGGTGAGTCGGCCACTAGCATGACTTCTACGATGTCTGAGTATGTAAGCGGATCAAAGTGGAATGAAATTTTAATAAAATTCGAGGACGAAGATCGAAAGTATTCGTTAATAGATTAATAATAACCGCGTGGTAGGCCACGCAAACTAACTCATGGAAAGGAGTTAATTATGGCAAGTTTAACAGGACAATCAATAGCAGGTAGTTATAAAGACTTACTGCAAGTTTCAAATTCAAATAGTGGTGTAGATGCTACACTTAGACCGATAGAAGATGGCGAAGGCACAGCTAGTGCTTTAAATGTATCATCTGGTGCAGTAGCTACTTTTAGTTCAAAACCTTACCTACAATATTCAACTGCGGATGAAACAAATTACGAAGTATTGGCAATAGATAAAGTTGATGAAGGAAATGGTAGAATAAGAGTATTTAAAAGTGGTACAGGCACTAACAGAGGATTTGAAATTCAAACAGGAGGCTCAGCAAGTTTAACAGTTGCTTCGGATCAAAATGTTGGCATAGGTACTGCTGCTCCAGAAACTAAATTTACTATTGATCAAAGCGCAGATGATAATGCAATAAGAATTTATGGATATGATGATGTATCTGCTAGATATGGTGAGATTTTTGTAGACAGTTCTGGTTATCTAAATATTGATGCTAGTACTGATAGAGGAATAGAAATAAAAGGTCACGCAAATGATTTTTGGGTTAATAGCGGTGCGGATCTTTTTGTTAAAATGACTCACGATTC